ATGTAATACGCATACACATACGCATACACACACAAGAAGTCAGCGTTTATAATTCCTTGCAATTATGAGTAATTAGCAATAAGCACGATGATATGGCACTTTCTCGGCAATCCAACGAACGCAAGGGGAAAAACAACCAAGCATTGCCACCATTTAGCAAACAAAAGCATAGGCAAACACCAAGCAAAGCACACACCAACACCCCCACCCCATGCCACGACACTTGGGGGCGTGCCACATATATAAATAATGTTCCCCCCGTAAATATTTCCCAAAAAAAGCATTGTTCCCTATGCAGTAAGCCCCACCCCTATCCTTTTTCGAGAGTGTTCGGTTTATAGAAGTCGTGTTAGAAAATATTTTTTCCCATAAAAAAAGGTGTTATTCATTTCAATTCGTTCCAAGTCAAGCGATGTTGCTTTCAAAAAATACCATTTTCTTACCCTTGCTTTCATTTTGTTATCGTGTATATTAGCGGTAGGAGCGAGTTATGGCAAAAAAGTATGATGAAAATCTCGAATATATGACGGGCTACGAACAGCGTGTTTTTCAAGGTTATCATAAAACGGCGGCTGATCTACTTAAAGATGAACGCATGGTTGCGGGTGTATTAAAGAATTGTTTAGCAACTCGAATCGAATCGCATCTTGAAAGTGGCGAAGTGATCGAAGTGCCGATGTTGGTCGAACTCGTGTCCTTGAAACTCTCTTATTGGAAGAAAAACCCCGACAAGATTGATTTGAAAGAATTATCAACGGTCTTGGGCGAACTCAAAAACGAAACCAACCTAAACTTGCCACAAGCGTCGGCGGTGTTTGGGGGAATTGCCGTTGACACTAAACCAAGTAAAAAAGCAGTCAAGAGGGAAAACGCCAATGATTCCCGTTCTCAATAAGTATCGTAAAGAAACGGGCGATTTCAAAAAGACGCTTGCTGATGTGATGCTACCCGAATACGACTTGGACTTGGCAATCTACATCACTGACGAAAATGCTAACCAATTAACAATTCCCGTATGGCGATTTGTCGAGCGGTATCTGCGACTCATCAACAAAAAAGGGCAATACTCATGTTTCGAGTTAAAAAAACCCCAGATTGACTTCTACATCGAACTTTGTAAGCAAAAGCAAACGGGCGAGCCGATGCGGATTAACATTCTTAAAGCCCGTCAGTTAGGTTTCTCAACATTTATAGCGGCAATTATCTTTGTTCTTACGATATTAGTACCAAACCAAACGGCAAGTATCATCGCTGACAAAGCTGAACACGCCACTAACTTGTTTAAGAAATATAAGTTCTTCTATCACAACTTGCCAGACTTTATCAAAGCCCGACTGCCACTCGTATCGAGCAACGCCAAAGAGCTCTCGGTCGATTATGGGGATGGGCAGATGTCCACCGTGCGTATTCTTGTTCAAGGGGACAATGCCGGTCGAAGTGATAGTTGCCAATACTTACACTTGTCGGAAGTGGCATTCTGGCAAAACATCAATGACACGCTCACATCGGTCTTACAAACGGTTGATGAGAGCAACGAAAACTCCTTGATTGTCTTTGAAACGACAGCAAACGGGGTTAACGATTACAAAACTATATATGACGCCGATAGTGGTGGTCGAACTTGTTATAAAGCATTGTTCTATGCTTGGTATCTCGATCCCGACTATCGCTTACCATATAACGGCTTCGAGTTCTATGAATGGGAAAAAGAACTTCAAAAGAAGCACAACCTCGATAATGAGCAAATGGCTTGGTATCGAAGAAAGTATCAAAGTTTGCGTGGCGACATTGACAAACTAAAACAAGAATTGCCCTCAAATCCCGTTGAGGCGTTCATCACAAGTGGTAATTCGGTATTCAACCTTGAACTATTGCTTAAACGCAAAGAAGAAGTGTTAAATGCCGGTTATAAAAGACAAGGCGACTTTCTATATGAGAAAAAATACTCGTTAGATGGCACTCGTATCGACATTAGCAAAATTAGATTTAGCGATTCGCCATTAGGAAGCACCTTTATCTACAAAGAGCCAAACCAATCACACCCCTATATTGTGTCGAATGACCCAGCGATGGGGGGCGAGGACTACTATGCGACGCAAGTGTTCAATAATTACACGGGCGAGCAAGTGGCGGTCTATCACAAAAACAAGTGCGACGCTGATGAAGTCGCTATTCAAATGTATTGTCTTGCCGTTTATTACAACAAGGCATTGCTCACGGGCGAAACCAATACGACAAGTTATCTATTGGAACTCGCTCACAAGTGCGGTTATCGCTTCATCTATCAAGACCAAGATGTCGAAGATTTAAGTGGGCGATTTCAAAACAAGTTCGGTTATAAGACCAAACAAAACAACCGCAACTATATGATTGACCTATTCAAAATAGCATTTCGGGAAAACCCCAACATCATCAACGATTACGAAACCTTGTGCGAAATGGAACAATTCCAAGTCGTAAGACATAAAACCAATCAAGGCACAACAAGAGAAAAAATTGAGGCGTCAGGCGATAGTCACGATGACCTTGTAATGGCGGCGTGTGGATATTATTTATGCCGTGACCAGCAAGAAGCCACACCCAAGCAAGTTGCCTCGCCAAGTGAGTTAAAGCAATTCGATCCGTTTGAAGTTCATAAAAAAGAGCAAGAGAAAGAAAGGGTTTACCAAATATGGGATTAAAAGACTTAAATCGTAAACAATTCAAAAAGTTTCAAGAGTTTCTTGCCTTTTTCGAGTTATTAGGTGTCAAAGAAGATGATTTGCGACAAATACCCAAGATTAAAGAGTGTTTAGACAATATAAAAGTTGTTAATAAACCGATTGAACTCACAAACGATGAGCAAAAAGCCATTAACGAACAATATGAAAATAAAGCAACGCCAGAGCAAATGATAGCGATGTTTGCCAAAGAAACAGAGGAGTTCTACCCAGATGGAAGAAAACCAAGCAAGACAAGGAACAACTAATTTTCAACTATACTCGCTTGATAAGCAGTATAAGGACAACACGAACTTAATCAATTATATTGATGAAGCTCAAAACTTTTATAATGGCAATCAATACCCAAACGAAAACTATAACAATATGATTCGTGTGACATTAAACATTTGCTCGTTTAGTGCCAATCTTAAAGCATCGAAAATATGTGGAACGCCCATTTATCTCGCTTTTACCGCCGACAATATGAATAGCGACACAACCGCATTAAGACAATTTGACGAATATAATTGCAATAAATTAGGAATTAAAACTTCTAACTTCCAAGCCGCCTTAAATGGTTTTGTCAATGGCACAGAGATTACTTATTATCGTTGGGATGAAGATGACACTACTTATAAGGGCATTTATAAGGGCGGTTTATTTGAAGAACACCTTGATTTACGCAATTTTGCCGTCGCTAACCCATATATTCAAGATATACAAAATCAAAAATGGATTATGTTTTGGGAAGATTATGAAATTGGTGCGATTAAAGAACTCGTTGAAGGCAAGTCCAAAGCCGCAATCGAGAGTAAAAAGGAATTGATCGAGCGTGAGTGCGATAATTATGATGAATATAAAAATAAAGAAATAATCAATCACGGTCTTGCTCGTCTATATACAAGATTCTTTCGTGTCGATGGCGAAGTTTATTTTATGTGTTCAACCGAGAATGTTGACATTTTTGAATACCCGCACCCATTAAGTCGTAAAGTTGCCAAGACAATTATTGAAAAAGTCGTTGATGATTATAAAAAAGCAATTAAAAATGGCGATATGAAAGACCAAGATGGCAACATCGTTCCCGATTACAAAATTGATTTTGAAGATTTAATTATTAACATTTCAAGTTCAAAAGCGTTTAACGATAAAGATTATCAGAAAATCAAAGAAAAGTTTTCACTTTTCCCCGTTGCTGTTTTCCGCCCCTTTGCCCAAAATCGCTCTTTCTATGGTCGTAGTGATATAAAATCGCTCATTCCAATTCAAAAAGGTGTGAACTTTGCTATTTCAATGAACTTAAAATGTGCCGAAAACAATGCTTATAACAAGATATTTGCCAAACCCGAAGCGTTAAGGGGGCAAAAAATTACCAATGAGCCATCGCAAGTGTTGGTTGATTATTCAAACTTCACAAATGGGTGGGGTATCAAGTTTGCCGAAACACCCGCTATGCCGAATGGTTTGCTTGACTTTACCGATAAACTGCTTGGAATGACAAGAGTTATTTATGGTTTTAGCGATGTTATGGATGGCTCGCTCACTAATCAAGATATGTCGGGCTATATGCTTCAACAAATGATTAAACAATCAAACACATCTATCGAACAACAGCAACAAATATTTTGGGCTTATAACGAAGATAAAGCCGCTATTCGCTTAATGTTTTATAAGCATTATGTTGATAAAGCCAAATATACCTATGAATTAAGCGATGCCGAGTATGAAGGCGAAGAACAAGCTCGTAAAGCGATTTATAACAAACTAATGAGTGGCGGTCAATTAACAAGTTTGCCTAATGCTAAACCCGAAGATTTTGAAAACCCCGCTCATAAAGTAAAAGTGAAAGAAATTAAAAATGAAGATATGTATGGTATTAACTTTGATATTTCAATAGAAGCCATGCAAGGTCTTGCCGATAGTAAATTAGTCGAGCAACAAATGTGGGACAACTTACTTCTCAATGGTGGCATTAACAATATCGCACCTGAACTACTTGATATGTATTTACAAGCAAGTCCAAGCGTTTCGCCAAGAACAAAAGCATCTTTGACAAGAGTGGTTGAAAACTTGAAGCAAAGCAAGATTCGTATGCTTGAAGGTCAATTACAAGATTTAGCGGGCAAGACACAACAAATTATGGCTTATGCTAAACAACTCGAAAGTGTCAATGGTTATCAAGGTAGTTATCTTAAAAACCTACAAAGCGAGTTTGGAAACAAGATCAATTCTCAAAACAAGATAATTGGTGGACTTGCCAAAGATTTAGAAAAATATCGTGGTGCTTCCGAAGGCGAAGCAAAGTCAAATAACTCTCGTGGTGTTGAAGGCACAAAAATTGCCGAGCCACAACTAAAAGCGGTCTAAACCTATTGAGGTTAGATAAATCGCTTGGGGAAGCGTAAAAACCCTAATTCGCATTGAATAGCGTAAAAATCTTACTCGCCACCTATGGCGTGTCGAAAGGACAAAAAATGGAAAAAAACAAACCCGTCGCTAACGAGCCACAAGAGAAGTTTCGTGGATTCGATAACGACATCCTCGATGAAGAAGATTTTGAGGAATCCCCTGACAAAGCCGAAGATGAAAAACCCGTAGTGGAAGAAGGCGAAAAACCCGCCGATGATAACCAAGACGA